TGCCTTTCCCTTACCTTCGGCGAACTTATGCATATTCATATACAAGAAACTTACGACCTCGTGAATAACATCTGTACTCGGAACATCAAAGTAATAAAACTTAAATGTATGAATAATATTTTCTGCTAGTTTATGGAAAGCATAATCAATACGCTGATCAAATATTTGATTACGTTCATCTTGATTTTTAGAGGCTAGATATTCTATAATAGCTTCTTCAGTATCTGAAGTAAAATATAGAATTGATTTTTTAGGTTTACGTTTACGTATGGTTCCTTTTTTAGTTAAAAGAACTTCCTCCTCTGGTGGGGATATTAAATCCATATTAATTATTTCGAGTTTTAAAAGAATTCAATTGTATTTGAATTTCTTGTAATGTCTCAAAGAAAAAACCAATATCATCATCTGCTTTAAATGCTTGCGCAACTTCAGACTCCCCTATTTTTTTATTTGATAATTCTATAAGTTCAGAAATATTAGTAATATATTGATTTTGTTGATCAACAATTTTTTCTAATCGTTCTGTTTTTGAAAATAAATTATAACACGCATACGATACGGCTATAATTAATGTAATTAAAGTATATAATGCAATTTCCATATTAATCAAAAAATGTGTTCATAATATCTTTTAAATTTGAATTTTCTGGAACTGATATTTGAACTGGTTTTTTATTGGGTTGAGAAATAGTTTGTTTTGGTTGTTCAACTGGTGTTCCATTTAGTTTATCTAACCACTCACGTTCAAACTCAACACGTGCTGCTAATAAATCAGCTTGATGAACAATATAAGGTAATGATGTACGCAACTTAGTTTCTGGACCCCATGATAATAAATAAGATTTATTTGATTCATCATATAATCCATCATGTAATTTAATAGCTAACCATTCATTTTTAGAAATTTCAATACCTAATTGAGATAATATCCACAAACCTCGATCTGGAACAGTCATATAATCCATCTGAGTATTGAAAGTATAAATTTCACCTCGATTTTTAACATGCCATTCAGACGGATTGGGTAAAACTGCTTCGTGTTCAAATGTTCCAAACTTACCTAAATCATGATTTAAAGCAGAAAATACCACTTCTTCAGTAGTATATGTAGGTTTAACATCAAATTTCCTCCAAACCGAATCTATTTCGAGACTAGCTGATACCACACGGTTAACATGTTCAATATACCCTCCAGGGAAACAGTTGTGATATGCAGGTTTATGCGATGCAGGTAATAATATAAAGCGTTCTTCATACTTATTATAAAAATCAATTAACTGCTTTTGACGATCCCCAGTAATATACTGTTCGATATAACCTAAAAATTGTTGCCAGTTTTCTAGCAATTGCTCTTCATTTAACATAACCTATTTTTTTATTTAAACGTACGTAGAAAACTCATCGTGTTCTAAAGAAACAGTTGAGCGTAAATCCTCAATTTTTTCCTTCATGTCAGATAATGTTTGCATCAATTCTTGAAACTGTTCACCTCGTGAAAGTTGAAAATCCAACGTACGGTTTAGATTTTCTAATTGATTTATTTTATTTAAAACTTGATCCTTATATCTCATATTCTAATACATTTATACGTATATACGCGTTTGGTGTGATGTTTGCAAACGTTTGCAACGTTTCACATTTATTTTTCAATCGTTTGGGTTTCAAACCCTCCCAACGTTTGAATATACGTGGGAAATTCTCAACGCCAAATTATTTTTTAGATTTCTTTTGTAATTTTTTAGATTCCTTAATCATTTCTTTCAAATCGATTGCACGAAATGGAAATGAAAAATATTTTGTTTTTTCAGCATTTTTTAAAATATCATCCTCTTGTGGATCATCAGTAATAAAAAATGTAAATTCGGCTTTACCAGGTAAAGCATCGAGTAAATCAGTTGAAGAAATTTCACGGTCCAAACCATTATCTTTAAATAATGTATTTACTCCGTTAACAAAAGCTGCTTTATTAGCATCTTTAAATAGATATGTTGCCATATTAAAATTTTATTTTGTTTACAATAAATATATAAATTGATAATTTACGTGAGATCCTCGTTAGGTATGCCTAAAACTTCAAAAATCACGTCACGCGCGACATCAAAAGAAACCGCAAAACCTTCGCGATTATCCTCAACCCTAAAATCATTTAAACGTCGGTGAATTTCTTGTTCCATAGCATAGGGATTCTGGGTAAACCAAAAATCGCGTACTTGCCATGGTGAAATCACACCCGATGAAGCATTAATTTCATTTAAACGGTCCGCAACCGAACGCTCAGTAAATCCGATTTTAAAAACACCGGGTACCGATGTATTTTGTAAAATATAAATATGACCCGTAGAAAAAGGTGTTTTTTTATTTCCGTATTTCTTTTTAAAATAACGCACATTCCATGCGTTTTTTCCTACTTCAACGAAATCGTACGCTTTAGCTGACTTAACGTTATCTCGCACTTGTTGAGCGTTCATCTCGTAAAATTCGGACGTGTCCTTACCTGTTAAATTTTCCATAACCTATTTGTTTTTAACCCAAATTTCTAAATCTTCATCTAACGGGCTAGTTTTACCTGGAATATATTTTGGGTTCTTAATTGTTTTCCAAGATTGACCACAACGCGAACATGTAGCGCGATTTGGAGCCCAACCAAAGTTGTACACGTATTTGTGTCCAAAAATTTTACATATTAATTTCTTCATAACCGGTGAATGTGGTAAGGACATTTTGTATATACAAACCGGTTTCCAAAAAATTTTGTAGAGGTTAAAATTTGAAATCTTGGATTTTTTGATCAAAAGGGTTATTTTGGAATTTGATATTTCCTTATTATGTTTATGATGTTGAAACGTTATTTGACTTATTGGTTATATTTGTATATACGAGGCGCGGGGTGTAAAGTTGTATACTTGTTGAGAGTGTGTGTGGTTAAGACACGGCCCTACCCGCCGCGCGTAGGGACCGCGGTTAACGTGGGAGCAACCCGCGCACGAGTCGCGGTCGACCCGCTATCGTCCGACTCTTTTGAGATTTTTTTGACACGCGCGATTTTTTTGTAACACGCGCGTCTTTTTGTAATACACGCAGACTACCTAACTTTTGTGTAATACGTCACATTCCCCTCATCATCCATATGATATGCATGAACATGTGATTCGATTTGGTACTTAGCGATACGGTGTATATTACTGAATTGAATTGGACGATATGAACGGTGTTTGGGTGTTTTTAACTTAGTCATGTGTTGTATTGGTTAATGTGATTACTTAGACGGATTGAATGTGGTAATGGCTTATTCAGCCACTACCTTTGATTTTGTCTTCGCTTTCGCTTTAACCGGTACTTCAATCACGATTGCTTTTGGACGACCTAATTTCAATGTTCCGTTTGCACGACGTGCTTCTAAATCAGCGATTCGTTTTGCACGAGCGCTTTCTGGATTAACTGGACGACCACGTTTGATTTCTACACCTGATAATTTCTTAGCTAATTGTAATTCTTTTTTCAATGCATTCATTGAACCTGGAACTGATGGACGGCCACGCTTAATTAAACCTGCTTCACGCTTAGCTTTAATTTCAGCTAATCGAATTTGTCTTGCTGATGTTGGGTTTACTGGACGTCCTAATTTTTCACCTGTAACTGAAGCGTGTGATGCGATTTTGTTTTCTTGATTTTTCATAATGAATGTTTGTTTGTTAGTTATTAATTATTTATTATGTTGTAAATGTAACTTGGAAACCTATTTAAGCCTACTTATCTAAATTAACTACACCGTAAACGGTTACTGCGAAGCCGAACACTAGAACGACTGCCCAATCGGTGTCTTGATTATATAGGAACCCATAACATGCAATTGCTACTACTGTTACCCCTAATTTCATGAGTAATGACGCTCCGTTTTTCTTAGTTTGAGCTTGCTTACGTGCGATTTCTTTGATTTGATCTTGTGTCAACATGTTTTTATTATTTTGTTAGTTAATTATTTATTATGGGGTAAATGTAGTTAAGACCTACATCAAACGCAACTTATTAATTCGAACTATATTTTTATTTTCGTCGAATATATCAACTGTGACTCTGTTGACTTTAGTAATTACACCTGTGTGCTTAATTACTTCGTAACTTCTACCATCGTGAAAATGATCACTCCAATTTACCTTTTTTCCTAATGCGATTTTATTTTTCATGTTTGTTCGTTTTATTATGAGGTAAATGTAACCTGGAAACGGATTAATTCCTATCAATCCATTCGGCTATGTACTTTACTTCCTCCGGTGTTAGGTTATCCACCATCTCATCTAACTTATCTGCCTTAGCAATGGTTGTGTAACCGATCTGATCAATGTCTGAATTGATGTCCCACTGTAATTTCTTGAATTCGATGCACTTTTGAATATTAAGCATGTTCGTTTGTTTTTATGTACAGGGTAAAGTTAATCAGGACACACGCACCTATCTAATCATGATAGGCGCTTTTTTAACTCTGCGTTTTGTGTGTTTCTTAACTGTTTTCATTTTGTAATACACTACATTGTTGATTGTAATGAATTCTTCATGACGTGAAGTACAGTAATCAAATCTAATATAAGTGTCTCCATTTAACTTTCTGAATGGGATTACAGTTGAATTGTTGTTCTTGATTCCTGGATTGTGAATTGTAGCTGACATATTGTGTTTGTTT